TTTTGCGCCAGATGGCACAATTTCTGTGGCATTGACATTGTTGGTATATGACCCAACGGTTTATAATGATGCCAGCGTTACGCAATATAAACCACAACCTAATAGCGGATTGCCAGCACCTAACAGTTTTGGAACAATCCCAGCCCCAGTTATTGCTAATTCGCAAACAACTGCGCCAGTACCATCATTTCAAGTTGATGTAACAACATCTACAAATGGCATTGTGGAATATGCAGAAATTTGGTACTCAGCTTATTCAAGCCCAACGCCATCACAATTAATGTTTGCTGGTATTACTGCTGTTCAGCCATCAGGAGTTCCTTATGGTAATAGCGTAGTTTTACCTACAGTATTTTTAACTGGCATTCCAGCAGGAAATTGGTATTTCTTTGATCGTATGATCAATTCTTTAGAAACATCGCTTTATAGCCCAGCAAGTACCGTATTCTCATGGCGGCCAATGACATTCCAGTATTCACAGCGTTATTTGAGTGTAGCCTATGCAACTAGCGCAACTGGTACAGGGTTTACTTCTAACCCTAGAGGAAAAACTTATTTTGGAGTTTTAAGCACATCTTCACCATCTTTTGATACAAACCCATCAGATTACACTTGGTATGCCGCAAATCCTGTTTTTGGAAGTTCTGGCACTTTAAATTATTTATTGTTCTGTAATCGTGGAAATAATTTAATAAGTTTTGCTACAGGCAATGCGGCTTTATCTTCTGGAACAGCTTTGTTTGTACCAACTGATCCCAATTATGATCCTACAATTTGGCAAGGATTAGAAGATGGCTACAATATTATTGACTTAAATGCCAGAACTGGTCAGCTTATCCAAACTGGCACTACTACTGTGGGCACAGGCGAGATTGCTATTACAAACAATCCTCAAGGACAAGTAATTGCATCATTAGCTAAATTATTAAGTTTTCCGGGTGGTGCATCAACTTATACATCTAGTGTTGCTACATTAACTGTAGATACCTATGGTCGTGTTGTTGGATTTACACCACCAGATACTTTTTATTATACTATGACCGCTTTTGATGCTTCTAGCGGTCAAACTGTATTTAGCGTACCTAGAGGATCAGAATATTTAAGTGGCAACTGCCTAGTATTCCAAAATGGATGCTTACTTGATACAAGCCAATATACCGATACTGGTGGCTCAACTGGCACAGTAAATTTAGCGGTTGGCGCAAATCTTAATGACATTATTACCATTATTTCAATGGCTTCTATATCAGTAAGCAGTAGCACAACTTATAATAGTTTTAGCCGTAATTCTGCAAGTTTAAGCAATGTTGGTTCTTATACTGCATCAGGGTTTACCCTAGTAAGTGGTAATGAATTGCTATTTTTAAATGGTTTAGTAGTTAATGCTCAAGACTATAATATTTCTGGTCAAACTATTAGTTTTGTAAATTCTGTTTCTGGAGATTTACAAATTATTCAATGGACTAATAATAATCAAGGTCAGCCAAACGGAAACCCATCAAATGCAGATATATATACTATTGTTGGACAAGCAACTTATACATTTGCTTACAATCCATTAGCATTTAATTTATATAATAATGGTGTTTTATTATTAGAAACTGTAGATTATTCTGTAACTACAGGAAGTTATACATTATCACAAACACCAACAAGCAACCTTAATATTTTGGTAGAGCAATCATTCAATAGAACTGGAGCGGTTTAAATGACACAAGCACTTAATTTGGCTAATTTAGCCAATCATGTTAATACATCTGGGCAGTTAGACGCTTCTCAAGCATTAATTGGAACAGTTACTTCTACTGGATTAAGCATTACTGGTAATGGTTCTATAAGCGGAACATTCAATGTTGGAAAACTTGGCGTAAATACTACAACTCCAACTGGAACGGCTGAAATTCTTTCTACTGGTCCTAATGAAACAAATGTTACCTCTACAGACCCTTCTGCTGGCGCAGCCTATGTGAATGTCAGAGCAGACTTAAATGGTGGAACAGGCTACTATAGAGCTTTTCGTGGGATGGATTCTACTGGGACAACAACGCATTGGGCGGCTGGACAATATGGCTGCCCAGAAAATAACTATCAAATTCTTACCTATAATGGTAGTGGTCTAATTGAAGGAATGAGAATTACCCCAGTTCAAACTATGTTTATTGGGACAACCACTAATTATCAAAATGGCAGACTTACTGTAAAAGGAATTTCTGGAACTGATACTGTAGCTGAATTTCAATCTGGCGATACTAGAGTTACAGGAAATGTATGGTTTGTTAATAATGGGAATTCAGTAGGGGTTATTAGTTATGGCACTACAACTTGCGCCTATCTTTCTCCATCAGATTACCGATTAAAAGAAGATATTGCTCCTATGATAGGGGCATTAGATACTATTGCAAAATTAAAACCAATTACTTATACATGGAAATTGAATGGCGAAAAAGCAGATGGATTTCTTGCCCATGAATTGAAAGAAGTATTCCCTAATGCCGTTCATGGGGAAAAAGATGCGGTAAAAGAAGATGGGACAATTCTTCCACAAAGTATTGATACTTCTTTTATTGTTGCAACCTTAACAGCCGCTATTCAGGAATTAAATGCAAAAGTAACAGATTTAGAAGAAAAACTTAAACTCGCTAAAATTTAATGGTTTAGGGTAAAATTATCAATACAAGACAAGATCATCCGTAGGTGGGTGGAGTTCCACCCCCTATTAACCGAGAATTGGAGAGATCATGGCAATGTTTAGCAAGAATACTATCACCCAAGTTTCTGGGTTTGATAATCCCTGTATTGCAGGGGAATTGGTTTGGAATCAACAAACCTATTGGAATTTGAATATTACTGCTTCTGATGGGGTAACTCCATTAGACTTAACTTCTGCCACTATTGATGCAGAAATTATCCGCAGAGAAGTTACCAATCTTCAAGATTCTCGCTATGGCTTGGCATTTGATATTGGGAACTATACTCCCACTCCAACTCCAGTAACTTTAACTATTACCAATGAAGTAGCCGCACTAGGCAACTTTACCCTTGTTATTAATGATACAACTTGGGGATTAATCAATTCTGATCCAGAATTAAATATTGGTGCTCAAGATTGTGTAGCTTTTTCTGGTCGAATTAAAATTAGTTTTCCTACAGATGGCACAAATCCAGCCAATGATTACATCATATTTTTACTTTTCTTAGTGCGTTCTGATGGCATAGTGCTGGAGTAATCATGGGAATAAAAGTTAATGTAGCCAATGAAAATAATGTATCGGTATCAGTAATTCCACAGGCTAGGCAAGTTATTTCAATAGATCGTGGCTTAATTGGTCCACAAGGTTTTAGTGGGTATAGTGGACAATCTGGGTATAGTGGTGCTGTAGGTCAATCTACATCGGGTTTTAGTGGGTATAGCGGAAAATCAGGCTTTAGTGGAAGTGGTGTTAGCGGTTGGTCTGGTGCATCTGGTATTAGCGGATTTTCAGGTAGTGGAGTTTCGGGTTGGTCTGGTATATCTGGGTTTTCTGGCTCTGGAATTAGCGGTTGGTCTGGATTATCAGGCTTTTCGGGCTCTGGAATTAGTGGGTGGTCTGGGTTTTCTGGTATATCTGGTGCAACTGTTTCTGGCTATTCTGGATTTAGTGGTAGCGGAGTTTCAGGATTTTCAGGGTTTTCAGGAAGTGGTTTAAGTGGTTGGTCTGGAATCTCAGGGTTTTCTGGACAATCTATATCGGGCTTTAGCGGGTATTCTGGAAAATCTGGTTATTCAGGTATTGGAACAAGTGGTTTCTCTGGCTACAGCGGTTTTAGTGGAGTGCAAGGCACATCTATTAATATCAAAGGAACTGTAGCTACTCCAGCTGATTTGCCTTTAGTTGGCAATTTACCAAATGATGCTTATATTGTTTCTTCCAATGGCGATTTATATGTCTGGACAGGAACAACTTGGAATAATGTAGGCGAAATTGTTGGTCCACAAGGGCAAAGCGGCTTTAGTGGATACTCAGGCTTTTCAGGAATTGCTACTTCTGGATATAGTGGTTGGTCAGGGACTAGCGGATTTTCAGGAGCAACTGTTTCTGGCTATTCAGGCTACTCAGGTTTTAGCGGGTCAGGTGTTAGCGGATTTTCAGGGTTTAGTGGAAGCGGCATAAGCGGCTTTAGTGGAAAATCAGGATATTCAGGTAGTGGGGTTAGTGGATACTCAGGATTTTCGGGAAGTGGAATCTCGGGCTGGTCTGGTTATAGTGGTGCAACTGTTTCTGGTTTTAGCGGGTATAGCGGAACATCAGGATATTCTGGTGCAACAGTTTCAGGTTTCTCAGGATATAGTGGTTCTGGAATAAGTGGCTATTCTGGATACTCAGGTGTAACAGTTAGCGGATTTAGCGGCTATAGCGGGGCAAGCGGGATAAGCGGGTACTCAGGAAGTGGCATATCTGGGTATAGTGGAAGCGGAATTTCTGGGTACTCAGGCTACTCAGGAGCAATGGTTTATCCTAGTGCTGGCATTGCAAACTCAACAGGGTCAGCATGGGGAACAAGCTATACAACTTCTGGAAGTGGGACTGTAGTTGCTTTAGCTACTAACCCAACTTTTACTGGGCTTATTGAAACAGTTTATGCAGTTACAGGCACAACTCCAGCGTTAAGTCCTACAAATGGAACTATTCAGACTTGGACATTATCAGGAACATCTACTCCTACTGCTGGTACTTGGACTGCTGGTGCTAGTCTTACACTACAAATTACTGCTAGTTCAAATACTATAACTTGGTCAAGTGTTCCTGTTACTTGGATTGGTAGTTCAGCACCTACTCTTTCTACAACAGTAACAACTAATATTGAATTGTGGAAAATAGGTTCAACTATTTATGGTACTTTAGTAGGTAATGCATAATGCTTAGTAAAATGTTAAGGGCTGCCGCTGGTAATCAAACAGTAGCACCAACTAGTGACGCAAACTTTAACCAAGTAGCTTTATTGCTTCATGGCGATGGAACTAATGGGGCGCAGAACAATACTTTCTTAGATTCATCGACAAACAACTTTACTGTTACTAGAACAGGCACACCCACACAAGGAACATATACACCATTTAGTCAAGCTGCTGGGTATTGGAGTAACTACAACCCTACTGCTTCTTATTTAACTGTAGCTACTAATGCTGCTTTTACTTACGGTACTGGCGATTTTACAATGGAATGTTGGGTTTATTTAACTACAACAGGCGCAATTCAATACATTATTGACCAAAGAAATAGTGGAACAGCTAATGCGGTAATACCAGCAATTTATGTTTCTGCTTCTAATGTGCTTACTTATTTTGTTTCCAATGCAGCACAAATTACAGGAACAACAGCATTAACAGTAGGCACTTGGTATCATGTTGCAGTTTCTAGGTCTACATTAGTAACTAAAATGTTTTTAAATGGAGTGCAAGAAGGCTCTAGTTATGTAGATGCAAATAACTATGCAGCAAGTCGTGTAACTATTGCAAGCAATGGAGCAACTGCTGGAAACTATTTGGTTGGGTATGTTTCTAATGCAAGACTAGTAAACGGTACAGCTGTGTATACAAGCAACTTTACACCTTCTACAACACCACTTACTGCTATTACAAACACTAAATTACTTACTTGCCAATCAAATAGGTTTGTAGATAACTCTAGCAACAACTTTGCATTTACCGTTACTGGAACACCATCTGCACAACCCTGGAGTCCTTATGCTCCAACTTCTGCATATTCAACAGGAACTAATGGTGGAAGTTTATATTTCCCTGGTGCGTCAAGACTAACTTTTCCAAACAATGCAGCATTTGCATTTGGAACAGGAGACTTTACTGTTGAATTTTGGTTTTATCCTACTGTAGCTGGTGCTTTTTTTATATTTCTTACAGCCAATAATTCTGGTAGTAGCGGAGCTTTTGTAATTACCCAGCAAACTGGAGGTGTAATTAATCTTAGTAAAATTATAACTTCAAACACAACCCTTATTAATAGCACAGTATTATTTAATTTGAATACTTGGAATTATATTGCAGCATCAAGAACATCTGGACAACTTTATCTTTTTGTTAATGGTCAGCAAGGTGGAACAGTAGCCGATACTTCAAGCTACACAGGAACAAACCCAAACTTAGGCGCAGACAACAATACTACGTTGCCTATTACTGGTTACATTTCTAACTTCCGAATCCTTAAAGGAACTGGTTTATATACTGCGCCTTTTACGCCTCCTACCGCACCAATTTCGGCAATTACTAATACATCAATTTTGTTAAATGGCACTAATGCTGGTATTTATGACAATGCCGGTAAAAATGATTTAATTACCGCATCTAACCCCAAAGTTAGCACTAGCGTAGTTAAGTATGGAACAGGCTCAGTATCTTATGCAGCAAGTAGTAACGGCATGACTGTTCCTTCTCAGCCGTATACAACGCTTGGAACTGCTAACTTTACGATTGAGTTTTGGTTGTATTTAAACTCTACGGCTAACGGTGACTTTTACGACCAACGCTCAACAGGTACACAAGCAGCGCCAGTATTGCAATTAGCTAGTTCTGCAATGACATACTATGTTAGTAACGTAACTCAAATTACTGGTAGTGCCCTATCTACCGGACAGTGGTATCACATTGCGTTAACTCGAAGCGGAACAAACACACGCTTGTTTGTAAATGGAACTCAGCAAGGTTCTACCTGGACCACAGATTCTACAAACTATGTATCCAATAACTTAGGCATTGGTGCTTATTTGCCAACTCCTACTAATAGCTCAAACTGCTATTTAGACGATATTCGGATTACTAACGGCATAGCTCGTTATACAGCTAACTTTACACCACCTACTGCAGCATTCCCCAATCAATAAGGATTTATATGTTAATAGCTAAAATTGAAAATGGACAAGTGGTTGATGTAGCTGATTACCAGTCTATGTATCCTGATACTTCTTTTCCTTCTAGCGGACCAAATGAACAGTTTATGGTTGAAAACAACTGTATGTATGTGAATACTTATCTTGACTATGACCCCACAACTCAATGCTTAGTACCAGCTACTCCTTATATTTTAATAACAGACCCAGCACAACCTTTAAACTGGGTTTACACAGTAGAGGTAGCACAATTAACCCCAGAGCAGATACAGCAAATGCACGACACTTTGACTACTCAAAACCAAGCTACTGCCAGCCAACTGCTATATGCTACTGATTGGACAACTATTCCTGATGTTACCAACCCAGCCAATAACCCCTATTTGACTAATCAAAATGAGTTTTTAATATATCGTAATGCAATCCGTAAGATTGCCGTAAACCCTACATGGGATGCAGTATTTCCTGAACAACCAGTAGCTAAATGGTATAGTTAAAATATGACAATACAATATACAATAGTAATACCAACATATAACAACTGCGAAAAATACCTTAAACCCTGCATTGATTCCATAATCAAATGGACTGATATGGCTGATGTTGAATTAGTCATATCAGCTAATGGATGCATAGACAATACTTCTAGGTATTTACATTATTTAGAAACATCAATTCCTAATCTAAAAGTGGTTTGGAATGATGAACCTTTAGGCTTTGCCAAAGCTACTAATGAAGGCATCAAAGCAACTTCAGCAAGCAAAATCATCTTGCTAAATAATGACACAATTTTGCTAGAACAACCAAAGAATAGATGGTTGAATATGCTAGATAAGGGTGATGTCAATTATGTATTAGGTCAATATTCAGAAATCACTAAAAGAAGATTTGGTATTTTCTTTTGTGCTTTGATTGATTGCAAAGTTTTCAACACTATTAATTTTCTTAATGAAGATTATGGTACTGGTGGATGTGAAGATATAGAGTTTTGCCTAAAAGCAGAACAAGCTGGCTTTAGTCTTGTAGATTGTGGAAACAATGGAACTTTCCCCATCTATCACAAAGCTGAAGGAACAATGCTAGACCCATCCTTAGTCCAAAATTGGTATGATAAGTTCTTGCTTAATCAATTAAAGCTGGCAGAGAAATACAACAAAGAATGGTACTACTGGAGACTTTCAAACAATTATGAAAGAGCAATATTTCTAAAAGATGATACAGTATTCCCTAGAGAAACCCAAAGATATGAATGGGCTAATGAAAATCTATTTGGTAAGAATGTCCTTGAAATTGGATGCTCTACAGGCTATGGAGTTCAATTCTTCCCATCAGATATTGAATATCTTGGCTTAGATTATGACCCTATTATTGTAAATATAGCCAAAAACCAACAATGGTTGCCAACTGCTAAGTTTGAATGGGCTGATATTAATTCCTATGAACTTGGGCAATATGACACCATCATAGCTTTTGAAGTCATTGAACACCTTGATAATGGGCTAGAGATTGTAAAGTTATTGCAAAGCCATTGTAAAGTTTTACTAATTACTGTTCCCCACAATGAGCCAAAAGGATTTTGGGGTGAGCATCACAAATTGCATGGGCTTACTGAAGCTGATTTCCCTGATTTCAAGTTTGAATATATAGATGAGCATGGCAACATTACTAGCCATTTAAGAGCAGTTGATCAAAATAATTCATGCAATTTAATGATCTGTAGGTGGGAAAATGCCTAAAGTTCTATGTTCAGTAGCAACTAGGGGTAGATACTTTACTACCCTTCCATTGGTTTTAAGTGCCATCATAAATCAGTCTAAACCAGTCGATAAACTGGTGATATTTGATGATAATGATGAACCAAAAGATATGCGACAAGAATTGATTTATCAGCATTTCTTTCAGATATTAGATTTTAAAAAGATAGCTTGGGAATGGGTATTTGCTGAAAAAAAAGGTCAGCATCATATCCATCAGAAAGCCAATGAAATGGGATTTGATTGGGTCTGGAGAGTAGATGATGATGCTATTCCAGAACCAGATGTATTAAAAAATTTATTTAGTTACGCAACAGCAATAGATAGTATTGGAGCAGTAGGTGGTTCTATTCTTACTCCACCGCTTCAATTTGAGG